AAGTGTTGCTGGCGCTGGTGGATATTTAAACCCTTTCGGACTGGATGCCCATTCCATCAAAGGTACGAGTTGGCCCATACGCTTTTTCTCCACACGTTTAGTTATAGCCGGCTGCACACCGGTTTACAGACTGACCCGAAATCGGCCGTAATATTTTCCAGATCGCCACCAGAGCATTTTCTCCCCTGGCGGCATTGCTGGCGCAAACTCAACTGGAACAAACCACAAATTTAGCATTCGTTTCACAAGTAACCGTCTGACTAAATACGAACGGTTTGACTCAGTCATGCAACTTCCGGTTTGAAAGATGTCTGTTGAATCGCAATAGCCAGGCGCTGACCGGCTGCCTTTTGAGCCGGAATACTTGCAATTACTGTTGGCCGTTCTTTGTCTGTATTTGCACAAATGCCTCCCCAGTTCGAAATCTCGAAGAAGTTTTCCAGTTCAAGAGATGTGCTCTTGCTGGCTAACTCTTCGATCATCAACACAACACCCTGAACAGGCCGATGTTTAAGCAGCTCCTGAATTGCGTAGCCGAATGCATTGATCATCACGGCGTGGAACTGGATGTAATCCCGTTTGTATTCAGCCGGTGAAACAGAATGGTGAAGATCCTTGATAGCTGTAAGACTAAGCCACGCTTCCCAGATGTCGTAAATATCACCTTTTGAGACTTCTTTCCCCTTGCTGACAGAGAATTTAGTTGTTGCATCACTCAGTGCCTTAAAGCTGATCCACAACTCGCTTTTGGCCGGAACAACATTGTGCTCAAAGTCAGTTATCACTGAGAAAAGTTCGTGAGTAGACAGGAAAGAAACCATGCTTTGGGCGACAGTATCTCTTCCGTTGTAAGCCATATTGATGGCGGCGGACGGTTTCGAGACGTTGTTATTTATGTCAGAGAAAAACTGCTGCCTTACTTTTAGCGGTAATTTCTGTGTCAACATCAGAGGAACTGAGACCGAGGTGCTGTGGTTCCGGCAAAAATCGCTGATCCCAGCGGCGCGGTGCTGACCATCAAATAATTTAATTTCTGCATCCATAGGAAATCTAACGATACCGACGTTCGTGTTGCCGAACGGTTCGAATTCAATATCACAATCACAGTTGCCAACCAGCGGCGGAATAATGAATGCCGTTTTGGTTTCAACTGAATTGACTAAATAGTCATGGAATTTTTTAACTCGCGTTTTGTTTACTTCACGCTGTGAACGGTCCAGAGCATGGCCGAAATTATCAGATGACAATACTCTGGTCAGCGTTCTGCCCGGAATAGTCATCAGCAAAACATAGGTGTCGCCCTGAAAGCCGTATGACGCAGGGAACTCGAAGTAATATTCCATCTGTGTTTTATCAGTCATGGCTGCTCTCCTGCTGGCGCTACCGTTCGAATTCAATCACCCAGACCCACGGGTTAACCTTGAAAGCGTTATCCGGATAGATTCCGTCCCAGAGGTCACGGAACCAAAGCCACGGATCGGTAGAACCGCCGTCAATTTCCCGCTCTGCCGGGTAACCCTCTGCTTTGGCATCGTCGTTCGTGATGCTGTTCAGACGCTCAACGCGAACGCCGGTGATCAGCAGGTTGATGCGTGATGCCCAGCGCGGCATGTGGATGGAGGGACGCCAGCGGCCTTCGGTGCCATTAATCAGGTCTGGATACCAGGTTGCAAACCAGTATTTTTCGAGGTTTGGATCGGCCTCTTCGCCATCTTCTTCACCAAGGTCTCGCACTTCACCATCTGCCCGGTAGGCGACAGAGGGGCAACCTGCATTATTCACATCAGACCAAGTCTCACGTACCCAAAGCTGATCGCCGGGCTTCCCCAGCGGGCAGTTGCTGTAATCACCAGCTTTAACCTCACCGGCCAATTCATTACCGGCAAGCTCACAACCCATATTCACATCGCGAAGCGGGAATTTAACCATCCGCCGCGTCTGCGTCTTTCGACCGCTGAGAATGGCCTTAACAATCTCAGCGTTGAATAAAATAGGGCGTTCTTTCATTATTCCACCCTCGTAGCTGTGCGCAGTACCTGATAAATCTGGTGTGCGATAGTGCGTTCATTACCCACAGGGCAGGCTTTGAAATATTCATAAGCAGCGGTGATCGCCACCTGGTGCTTTCCCAAAAAGTCGGTTTTAAGGCGCGCGATTTCCGCTTGTTCTTCAGTAGTGCGACGGAACCAAACGCTGTAAGGGCCATCTTCGGTATCGTGAACTGATGCGAGGAACCAACCTTCTCCTATTGGTGGAGTTGGCTCCCAAGCTGAAACATCGGCGCCGCCTTCTTCATAGGCTGCGTGAATATCATCAGCCGCCGGATCTGCATCAAGCGAAAGTGTATAAACCTCGACACCTTGAGCCTTTGCCCATGCTTCAAATTCTCCTGGCGCTGGGTATTCGTTACCGTTTGCCGGTTCGAAGAAATCAGGGTGAGTCCAAAAACCCAAGTTATCGGAGTTGCGTTCCGGTATAACCGGTTGAATAAGTTTCATGGCTGCATTCCTAAATAAGTGATTGCCATAACCACGCCGAGAGCCAGAAAAAAGGCGATATCAGTTTTCATGAAATAACCCCTATGCTGATTTCGGCGTGAACGAATCCCTTGCCAGTGATGGCAATTAATTTGCTCAGGCATAGATAAGAGCCGCTGGTTGAGCAATGGGTATACCGGTTTCGCTCCGGGGTTGTTTTTACGACCCTTATTTACTCTGGTTTCAGCGGTAAGAACACTCGCGACCAATGCGCTTACCTGCTGTACCGACTTATCAGTGATCTTTCTGCTGCACTAATCCGACGAAAATGGAGAAAGCTGCTACACTAAAATATGAATAGGAAAACTCTTAATAATTCCAATTAAGTCCCGCACCTATCGCCAGAGTTCTAAAAATGCCTGATATAAAACTCTCTTGTGAGAAATGTACTTCTGAACGTTTTGTAGCCTCTTCCAATTATCCAAGCTCTGACATGGTTTCCTCACTCGTCTGCGCTCTTTGCCACCACCCAGTAGATGTGAGCTCAGTAGTCACATTCAGGGACACTCCCTATATTGCCCTAGTTCCGCATATGCCAGACCACCTCTTTCACCATATTGAATCCAGCCGCCAGGGTTGAATTATTCAAACTGCCATTAAGCTACAGTGTTCTTTCTGTTGTGTGCCTGGTCACTTCTCCACCTCAGGCGGCGGTGTTATCTTGGTAGTTCTCACACAACCAAGAAGGACTTAATTTATGCGCGGAGTCGTTGTACATCACGAGCACCGAATTGGTTTTATTGTCATCCGAGATCCCTTAGGAGAATTCACAATTGCTGAGCTTGTAGGTGGATATGAGGTGGAAAAGGGTCACGTCATATCCGGTGAGCTACATGCTTTGGGCAGTGAAACCTTCATAAATGAAACCGAAGATGAAGAATTGGACGTCATCGTTCAAGGTCATGGGATGACGGAACAACAGTCAATTCGAATGATTCAAAACACTCGGTAACCCATTTTTTAAACAGGGCGCAATCTTTCAGTGTCCAATGACATTGTTCCGGGGTAATTATTTTTCCGGAGCAATGCTGCAATTGCGGATCTTCTGAAAATTTAATGCCTCTGTTTGCCGCAAGTTCGAGGCGTTCAATTTTTTCCAGTAACTGATCAGCAATATCTTTCACTTTTTGCTTATGCATCCTGATACCTCAGTAAGCTGCTGTGTTCTTGCCGTTGTGCTGCTCTGATGGAGTGATAATAGCTCAGGGTATTTTTTATGTAAATAGTTAAGGCTATATAAATATAGATTTAACTATTTATTGTTTGTTTTTTAAAGTAATTTATTTAATTGATAACCATCGCATTGCTAGGGAAGCACAAAAAATGTGCTTTTTTGGCTCTATATTGTGCGGAGATGTATATGAATTACGAAGCTGAGGCAGAACGCCGGTGCCAGGAGATGTGTCGCTTAGTTGGGGATGTGGTTTTTGCAATGGTGGCAGAAGGCCATGAGACAAGACGGATAGCTATCGCCGATGTGCTGCGCACGGAGATAGCGAAAGGGAGCGATAAGTGGGATGTCGACCAGCTTCAGGTCATGGAACTAGCTGTAAAAATATTAGAAGAGTAGAGCATAATACCCCAGATCATTGTCCGGGGTATTATGTGTGCATAAATTTGATAATTATTCCGGATGCGATACCAATGATGGCAATCATTGAACCAATTATTGTAAGTGCCTGTAACCTAAGAGCGCTGTGCAGTTCAGCCTTCGAATTGGCAACTTCTGTTTTGACTGAAGCTACATCCATCCCAGTGGCATAATTTGATTTAATGACAGCAAGATCGGTTTTGATTGTTTGCATGTCATCTTCTAATTTTTTAACTCTTGCAAGCATGTCGCCACCTCCACCGTTACCATCTCCATATGAAGGATTATGGGGTTTGTCTTGGGAAGAATCAACTAAGCTGCCATCATGCGCGACGATATTGAATCCTTTCCGCATATTAATCCCCTTTTCTCATCAAAACGTAGAATGTGCTTTTGTATGAGTCGAGAACAGTACCGCTGAGCGGGTCATCCTCCACATCTTTAAGGAGAGTGGTTTCAATTTCGTACATACCTGACTCACTGAAAACGAGATCATTTAAATAAAGCGATGAAAGAAAAATAGCTTTTCCATTTGGCAATATATTGGTTTTTAGATGCTCAAATTTGCCACTATCATCGATAGTATTATCTACATCAGGCTTTCCAGTAGGGTAAATCAATGTCCTGATCGTCACTGATTCATGCAAATTTATAATCATTCCGACGGTAACAATGATTGTATTCTTAGCATCGCTTTCTATACCAGCGATCAAAGGAGAAGGAATACAGCACTCCTCTTTGCTCATCCCTTCATTGTATAGAGTGGGGTAAACAAAAAAGATTCTATTTATATCAGGCATTTCACTCCCTCTTGTTCCAGATAGATTATCCATGCCGACGGTAGGTCTGCGGGACGCTACCTATCACCTTTCCGTAAATAAAGACTCGGTTCATTTCATCGCGAGTGATGGGATCCCATGTCTGATATCGGGAGCTATCGGACAACACCAGTAGGTAATCCTTCATCTTCTGTAGCCGCTTAACGTGGGCAGTGTCGTCGTAGAGAAACGCATAAATTCCGTCACCATCGAAATGCTGGATACTGATATCCACAAAGATGAGGTCGCCCGGTTCGATGGTGCCTGACATGCTGTCACCCTTGACGTTAATCATGCGGATCTGTTCCTCCGAACGATTACCGAACATCATCCGGGCTTCTTCTGGGGAGTAAACGATGGTACGAACTATCTCGATAAACTCTTTGGTATTTACAGCCCCTGGGCCTGCGCTCACCGTTATATCCAGCAAGTCAATTCGGAAACCACCTTCGTATTTAAGCGCCTCAAGCATTCTCATCCGATTTTCGGCCGGTTGGATATCACCAGGTGAGCTTTCGCCAAAACGCATCGGACCAACACCATCGGAGAGCCATTCAGGCCTTACGCCAAGTACTTTCGCAATCTGAATAGTTTTCTTTGAGGCCTTAGCGCCCCCCGAAACCAGTTTCCAAATGCTGGGTTGGGCCATACCAACAGCCTCAGCGAGTGATCCCTGAGTAAAGCCACCTTCGTCCATGGCTAGTTTTAGTCTTTCTGAAAAGGTCATTTTTCCCATCCTTTAATCATATAGCTGAGACTATATTTCATCAAATAGACAGGGCTATTTACTTGCTCAATAGTTTTGGCTATTATTTGGTTTGTTTAAACAAAGCTGGAGTAATTTATGGTCAATGTAGCTATCAAAGCTGCCATCGACATTGTGGGTAGTCAGCAAAAATTAGCTGAAGCCTGCAAGGTCAAGCAGCCATCTGTTTGGGCGTGGCTTCACGGGAAAAAGAAAGTTTCCGCTGAAAATGCAATACGCATTGAAAGAGCCACCAATGGCCGAATCCCTGCTTACGAAATTCGGCCAGACCTTTCGGTTCTTTTCCCTCAGATCGTTGAAAAGAAAACCGAAGCTTAATTCAAGTTACTTAGCAACATAACTACCTAAGGAAATAAGAAATGGTAGACCTGAAATCAGTAGTTAAAGCGATGTGCAAAGCCTATCCCGGCGGACGGTCGGCAATGGCTGGCGCTCTGGGCATGACTGAAACGCAGTTCAACAACAATCTGTACGAAAAAAACGGCTGCCGGTTCTTCGAAATCGTTGAGTTGGAAGCGATGGAAGACATCAGCGGTACCAGCAGCCTGGCTGAGTACTTCGCCCAGCGCCGCGGCGGTCTTTTCGTGGACGTTCCGCAGCTGGAAGAACTGGATCAGGTTGAGCTGTTCAGTAAGAGCATGCGCACTGCTGCACATCGTGGACACGTAGACATGATTATTCAGTCATCGCTTGAAGATGGCGTGATTGATGAGACGGAAGCTGAGCAGATCATGAAATATCACCGCCGTCATTTAGCTGCGCGTGATGCAGAAGTTCGGGCTGTGCTGGCGCTGTTTGGAAAAAAGCGGAAGCCCGGAAAGGGTGACGCCCCAAGTGTGCAGCTTGAGGCGTCGGGCGCATTAAAAACGTGTGTGGAGTAATTAACGCATGAACAGTTTACTCGTAAAAGCTGGCGTTCCGCAAATGCGCTGTAAGTCAGTGACTGGCGGAGCCGCGTGCTCTTTCTCGTACGAAGTGATGATAGGTAACCGCTGGATGCCGTGCAACTACCAGTTCGCGGCGTGGTGGGTAGGTTACGTCCGCCAGAGCAGCCAGAAGGTGACGGCATGTCTGAAGAAATCCAAAAGCTGGACAGGCGTTACAAGGATTGGCGGGGCGTTGTGGTACACGTCGTGGGCTTCGACAGAGCAGGGGATCGCGTCATCTTCATGCGCGCCGGTTACCCGCATGAGTGCGCCCAGCCTACTGAACAATTCCGGCGAAAGTTTAAGAGGGTCTTATGAGCGTTAAGTTATCCGCATACGTCTGGGATGGTTGCGCTGCTGCCGGTTTAAAAATATCGGCGGTTGCCATTATGGCGCGCCTCGCTGACTTCAGTTCTGACGAAGGCCTGTGCTGGCCGTCGATTACCACCATTGCCCGCCAGCTGGGTGCCGGTGAAAGCACTGTGCGCACTACGCTGGGCAAACTTGAGGCTGACGGCTGGATCACCAGTACCCAACGCCGTAAGGGAAACCGCAACACATCGAACATGTACCAGCTGAATATTGCGAAGCTTCGTGCTGCTGCTGAACCGTCAGATTCTGACACATCAAAATCTGATGCATCAAAATCTGACCGGTCAAAATCCGACGCATCAAAATCGAGCATGAATACCGGTTTTCACCCGCCAGAATCTGGGGGGGATCCGTTAGTAAATTCAAAACAAGATCCATCAGATAATAAAACCTCTTGTCAGCCTGCTGCGCAGACCGACGCCGAAGTCGATATTACTGATCAGGCTAAACAGGTTCTGAACTACCTGAACCAGGTCACAGGCTCCCGCTATCAGGTAAGCAAATCCTCACTGGATAACGTCCGCGCCAGACTGCGTGAAGGCTTCACCACTGAAGAACATCAGCTGACGGTTGATTACATGCATGCCAAATGGGGAGGCGATCTGGAAATGGCCGAGTACCTGCGACCGTCCACGCTATTTCAACCTTCAAAGTTCCCTGGCTACCTCGAAGGCGCTAACGCCTGGAATCGCGCAGGCCGTCCAGCGCGCAAAAACGGGAAGTGGGAGCGCGAAGGTGACGTTGCAGTTGATGCAGCTGAGCGGGATGCGGCATACCGCCGGTTCATTAGCGGTGTAGCGGCAACCAAGGCACCGAGTGCGCTGGAAAAAACGGTTTGCGCCGAGGCCAGCAAAGCCAACATCCGCAGCATGCGCGCCGATTTCGCCATATCGCAGTGGGCAAAGATTTGGAAAGAGTGTGCCCAGCGCCAGCAGGGAGTGAAAGCAGAATGAAAACTTACCCAGAGTTAGTTCTTGAAGAACTGCAACGCGATAGCACACCGCGGTCATCAGCACAGCTTGAAGCGCTGATCGTAGCCAGAACTGGCATGACACCCCACAAGACGGCAATTCACAGCGCAATCATCGCATTGAGAGCCCGGCCTGAAGTGCATCTGGTTCATACCGAGACTTACCCGCGCAAATACAGCCTTGCAACACCATCAGGTTCAGTGAAAACCAAGGCTGAAATCAGCTCTGAGTTTGAACGCAATCTGTGGGCAGTACGTCAGGGAAGGGGACAGGCATGAGCATCATTACCGTAAACAGTTATTTTTGTGGTGCAGGTCTTATGGATTCTGGGCTGATTGATGCAGGGATCCAGATTAACCAGGCCTTTGAGTTGGATGCTGACGCGTGCAAAACATACTGCGCTAACCACGGTGATCATATTAAGCAATGTGATATCGCCAATGAGCTGGTTTTGGAACAGGACTCATGCCACGGCATGATATTTACCTACCCATGTACAAAATACTCGACCATCGGTGATATTCACGGCGTGCGTACCGGGGATGAGTTGTTCCTTCATGCTCTTCGACACCTGGCTATTGCCCGGCCTGAGTTTTACGTGGTTGAGAACGTGCCCGGAATGCGAGCGTTCCCGATCGTGGTCGAAGCAATGACCAAGATGCCGGATTACTACGTCACTGTATTTTGCCCGATAAAGTCAGAAACTTGGCTGCCGCAGCGACGGGACCGGTTAATCATCATCGGGACGAGGCGTAATTTCACGGTCCGCGCGCCGGAAAACAGCCGCCCAATTACCCTGGCTGAAATCCTTGAAGATGAGCCAGATGTAACCCTGCCTTCAGCAATAGCAGCTCGCATGAACGGTGCTTATCGCGACCTGCCAATTATTTCTGATCCGGACAAAGGCGATATCGCGCCGACTTGCGTTGCTCACTACGCGAAAGATAAGTCAACCAGACTGGTAGCAGACAAGCGCTTCCCTATGGGCGTGCGTCCATACTCAGTGCGCGAATATGCCCGCCTCCAGGGATTAAAGGATGACTTCGTTTTTCCTGTGTCGCAGACATCCGCTTACCGCCAAATTGGCAACGGCGTTTCCCGGCATGTTGGTATGTGGATTGGCGGAGAACTAACCCGCTATATGGAACAGGTGGCTTAAAAATGACTTCAGAATTTGCGAGCACAACCCCAGTGGAGCACAAAGACCGCTGGCAGACGCCGGTTGAAGTATTCACCGCGCTTGATCTGGAGTTTGGTTTTTATCTTGACGCCGCCGCTGACCACCAGAACGCGCTTTGCGCCCGGTACCTGACAGAAGCCGATGATGCACTGGCCGCTGAGTGGGAGAGTTACGGCGCCATATGGTGTAACCCGCCATACAGCGCGATCACCCCATGGGTTGAGAAGGCCGCCGAACAATGCCGCGCCCAGCACCAGCCTGTTGTGATGCTGTTGCCTGCTGATACATCAACTGGCTGGTTCTCGCTGGCGCTGACCACCGCCGACGAAATCCGGTTTATCACTGATGGCCGCCTGTCCTTCATCAATGCCGGTACCGGCAAGCCAGGGAAGAACGGCAACAGCAAGGGCAGCATGTTGGTTATCTGGCGCCCTTTCATCAAGCCGCGCGGCCAGTTCACCACGGTTTCGCGTGAAGCGCTGATCACTGCTGGCGCTGAGTACCTGCAGGAGGTGGCAGCGTGAACGAACTTCAGAAAATCTGGCTTGATGCCTATCGCAGCTATCTCAAGGCTGCATCACCTACTGGCGAGCTTTGCCCGTCGGATCACGATAGTGCGCTTGATCATGCTGATGCTGTGCTGAATAGCCTGCTCAAAGCAGGGGAGGTGAGCTGTGATTGATGAACCGAAAGACGACAGCGAAAACGTTCTGGCCTTCACGAAGCGATTCGACAGCAATGCAGACATAAAAGACATGCGTAATTTTGTTGAGTCAGATCAGGCAGTCCCGCGCTGCATGCACGGTGGTGTACTGGTATCTGAGTTCGAGCGAAAAGTCACATGTCGCCGCTGTGGCGCCGTGCTCGATGCATTCGATCACGTTCTCTCCATTGCAAAACAGGAAACAAAACTAGATTGGGAACTGCGTCAGCTCCGCGGTGAAATCACCGATCATCGTACCGGCCTCGAAAAGCTGAAGCGTGAAGAGTTGAACACCAGAAATCGCATTAAAAATGCCGAAGCGAAGCTGGCGCGGATCAGCATGGAAATCGCTAACAAGAGCATTGCCGCCGGGATTCCGGTCGCCGCCGTCACCCGCGACACCTATACCGACGCGGAGAATTCATGATGCGACTTATCCTGCCATTCCCGCCGAGCGTCAACGGCTACTGGCGCTCCACAAGCAAAGGCGTGCTGATCAGCCAGCGCGGGCGAATCTTCCGGGCAAACGCCCTGGCATCGATTTATCAGCAACTGCGTTGCCGTCCGCCTGCGCTGCTCACAGAACTGGAAGTGCATGTGGTTTTGTTTCCTCCGACCAGGGCAAAGCGGGATTTGGATAACTTCCAGAAGGCGCTGTTTGATGGCCTGACCCATGCGGGGATCTGGAAAGACGACAGTCAGGTAAAACGAATGACGGTCGAGTGGGGGCCGGTTACCAAAGAAGGGAAGGCAGAAATAACGATTACTGATTTCAAACCCGCCGGTGTGCAGCCGGCTTAACGTGTGGAGTGATTATGTCGAACAGTTTGCTGTCAGGAAAAATGGTAACGATGTCGAGCCGTGAAATTGCTGAGCTTGTGCAGAGTAAGCATAGCGATGTGAAACGCTCAGCCGAACGGCTTGCAGTTGGTGGAATTTTAAGCGCGCCATTGGCGCACACCCCCTATTTTCATGAGCAGAACGGTCAGGAGTATCAGGAGTACTGGTTCAATAAGCGCGATTCGCTGGTGCTGGTTGCCCGGCTGTCGCCCGAGTTCACCGCCGCGGTAGTTGACCGCTGGCAGGAACTGGAATCTAAAAGCCAGTTACCCCAGTCATTGCCCGAGGCTCTCCGCCTGGCTGCTGACCTTGCCGACGAAAAGCTGGCGTTGGAGTCACAGCTGGCGCTGGCGGCCCCGAAAGTGGAATTCGTTGAGCAGTACGTCATGGCTAAGGGCTCTATGGGATTCCGCGCAGTCTGCAAATTGCTGCATGCGAAAGAACCTGAATTCCGGATGTTCCTTCTCGAAAAAGACATTGTTTACCGGCTGGAAGGTCAGTTGACGCCAAAGGCCAATCATTTAGAGGCAGGGCGGTTTGAGGTGAAAACCGGTACCAGTCAGCAGAATCAGCATGCGTTTCGCCAGGCCAGATTCACGGCAAAGGGCGTTGAATGGGTTGCCGGGCTGTGGGCTGGTTATCTGCGACAGAAACAGGAGGCCCACGCGTGAGAGCATTATTAAAACCGTATCCCCAGCGAGAGTTGGGGATCGTGCAGTTCGCACTGCCTGCTGACATGATGAAGTTCTTCAGCAGTAAACGCCTGCTGATCACAGACGCGCCCGCCGACCTGCATACTTTTCCTGACGGTCTGGTACCGGCTGAAGCGCAGTCACTTTCGCAGGATCCACGTCTGGCTGATTTTCTATCCTCTCCGGCGGTTATTTCCAGTGTCGGCGGTATGAATGCGCTCACTCTATGGGTGAAGCGCCACCGCGTGTGCCAGTGTCCGGACTACAACGGGGAGTTTCATCACCATGAGCTGGTGCAGGTGCCTCGCGGGCGTGGCGTGGTCTGCCTGTGCTGGGCGCATGACAACGAGTTTCGGGAAAAGGAATCACCAAAACTGGACGCTACCGCGCTGGCGAACGCCGCTGAATTCGTGACCGAGGCAATACGCCACCGGTATAGCCTGCCGGAAGGTCGTCACCTTACTTTGCCGGAGCTGTGCTGGTGGGCTGTTTCGAAAGGGCTGGTTCACCAGTTGCCGGAGGAAATTATCTGCGCGGCGCTGGGGATGAAATACAAACCGCCGGGCGGACAGCGGAAAGAAGCAGATGTTGATCCGTGGGAAAGACATCCTTCCGAGGTGCTGGCCAACATCATCAAACCAGTGCTGGCGCTGGCAATCGACCCTGAGACGCCGGAATCATATGTCCGGATCCCCAAGCGCCGCCGGTACGAAAATGCGAAGTACACCCAATGGGTAAAGCGCCAGCCATGTTGTGGCTGTGGAAACGGGTCTGATGATCCTCATCACATCACCGGCAATGGATTTGGCGGTATGGCAACAAAAGCGCATGACCTGTTCGTGATCCCGCTGTGCAGACGGTGTCACGACTCACTTCATGCGAATACCCAGGCTTGGGAAGAAGAACATGGTGATCAGATGTATCTGGTCATGAAGACATTAGACCGCGCGCTGGCGACGGGTGTTATCGCTACCGGCAAGCAAAAATAAGTGTGGAGACAGCATGAACCTTGAAACGATTTTGAAGCATTTTTCCCCGAAAGGGTTATCGATCAGCGACAGTTCCCGGGCGACGGCCAGTGATGCACTGAACATCACCGATATTATGGCGGCGTTGGGGATGACGCAGAGCGGCGCTGAATTCGGGTTGCGCCTGTTTCTGGCAAAAGCCGGTATCAGCCAGCAGGACAAAACCATAGCGGTCGGCATGCTCACGCAATACGCCAAACAGCACGCACCTAAACATATTGGCAAAGTCGCAGGGCGGCGCATGGCTGAATGCCTGCGCATTATGGCTAAAATGGCTTTTGAAGATTACGCGCGTTCGGCGGCGGCAACGTCTGATTGTCCGTGCTGTTCAGGCACCGGTTTTTTGAAAGAGAAGCGAGTATTCAGAAACCAGATGGCAATCGACCGTCAGGAATATCTTGATGCACTGCCGGGCAACTTAGGCCTGCTTTACTGGGACGAAATGAAGTCAAAAAAGGAATGGGAGGAGACAGTTGATGTTATTTGTGAGCCGTGCAAGGGAAAGGGCGTTATATCGAGCCGCTGCCGGTGTAACGGCACGGGAAAAGTAGTCGATCGGGAAAAATCCATTCTGATGGGCCTGCCGGTCGAAAAGGAATGCCCACGCTGTCATGGCGTTGGTTATTCCCGTCTGCCAGCGTCGGTGGCGCACCGCGCAGTGAAAGCATTGCTGCCAGACCTGCCGGAGAGAACGTGGAACAACAGCTGGAAACCCTTCTACGAAAAGCTGATCACCAAATGTTTTATTGAAGAGTCGGCGGCGGAATCAGAATTTAAAAAGGTAACCCAGTGATTTAGAAGTTGCAAAAGTTGCCGGATATGGCTAGATTTATCCCAATGATGGGAAATTATACCTGATATCAAGCCTCGGCAAACGCCGGGGCTTCGTCATTTCTAGGGCTGCCAAATTGGCGGCCTTTTTTTATGCCCTCAATTCGGTTGTGAGGACACCTACAGCGATAAGGGGTTTATTAATGTCCGAGCCGGTATCAGCTACAGCGGCTTCAACGGCGCTTGCCACGGTCGGCCTGTTTGGCTGGTTCACCGGTCTGGATTACGGCGTGGTTTTCGGTGCCTTTGCTGGCGCTGTGTTCTACGTCACGTCAGCCGTCGATCTGTCAGCGTGGCGTCGCATTTCGTATTTTGGCGTTTCATTCATGTGTGGCCTGCTCGGTGCCGGTGTTGCTGGCGCTAAGTTGGCGGCCTGGCTCAGTTACCCTGATAAACCATTGGATGCCTTGGGCGCGGTGATCATCTCCGCACTGGCGGTGCAGTTGCTTACGTTCGCCAGCAACCGGGCAAAGAACCCAACATCACTGATTGATCGGTGGAGGGGGCAAAGTGGTAATAAATGACCCGCTGGTAATCCTGAACGTTGTGGTGTGTACGCTGGTGGTTATCCGGCTGAGCTTTTTTCGAAAGAACGGAGCCACACACCGCCGTTGGGCCTCATGGCTGGCCTATCTGCTTATTCTGATTTATGGGCATGTCCCGCTGAGCTGGGCGTTTGATCATTATGGCGGGACGCGTTTTGCCATCTTCATACTGAACCTCGTTATCTGCATCGCCATATTTGTGGTGCGCGGTAATGTGGCGAAAATCATTAAAGTCCTGAGACTTCCGCAATGACAAAAGACCAATTTAACCGGGCGGCTTCACTGAGCGCCGACTTAGCCACGCGCTGGTATCCGCATCTGATATCAATGATGGCTGAATTCGATATTTCTTCCCCGGCACGTCAGGCTGCATTCATTGCGCAGATCGGTACGGAGTCCGGCGGTTTTAAAACGTTGTCCGAGTCCTTCAACTATTCGATTGCTGGTCTGGCTATCTTCGGAAACCGGCTTACTGCATCACAGCGGGAACAGCTCGGGCGCCGGAATGGGGAAGGCCCGTTACCGGTAGAGCGCCAGCGCGCCATTGCAAATCTGGTGTATGCCGGTCGATACGGCAACAAGGCGGCGGGCGATGGTTATAAATTCCGTGGGCGCGGCCTGAAGCAAATCACGTTCCTCGATAATTATCTGGCCTGCGGGCGAGCGCTGGGTATCGACCTGATCAGCAACCCTGATTTGCTGTTGCAGGACGAGTACGCGGCGCGGTCTGCGGGCTGGTTCTGGAAAGCCAATAACTGCAACAGCTTTGCCGACTCCGGCGACTTTGTGGGGCTGACCAAACGCATTAACGGCGGTGACAACGGTCTGGCTGATCGACAGGCCCGATATGCAGTCGCCAAAAAAGCATTAGGCATCTGAGGAACCCCCAGTGGAAAAATCGCTGTTTACTGCTCTGCTGAAGACTTACTGGAAAACTGCAGTCGCCATTGTGCTGGCCGCCGCGCTGGCATGGTGGATTGAAGGGCTGCGCTGGGACGCTGATGTTTCCAAACTGAAAGAATCCCACACCGCCGCGTTGAAGAAACAAAGCGATCAGGCCGTGATTGACCTGACCAACCAGCAGAAGCGCACCGAAGCGGTTCAGGCTTCACTGGCGGCGCTGGATGCGAAGCACACGAAGGAAATGGCGGATGAATATGCCAAGAATGAGAAATTGCGCGCTGATGTTGCTGCTGGTACTCGCCGGGTGCGAATCGCCGCAGCAAACCTTGCCACCTGTCAGAACGTCGGGAACAGCACTTCCGGCACCGGCAGCCTGGGCGATGCAGCACAAGTCGAACTCTCTGGCGCTGGTGGACGAGCTGTTCTCGATCTCCGAGCCAGCGCCATTAAAGACGATCAAGTGATCCGATATCTTCAAGACTACATCCGTAAAATTTCTAAATGAAGGATGATCTTTAAGACTTTTTGCAACTTCAATTTTCCCACCTCCTACTAAACTTAAAGCGTTATGTTTGGTTAGGGAGGAACCATATGGCAGAGAAAGATGCATATTCCATCTTATTGGAAGCCTCACATGGGAAGTTGAATTCGAGTGATCTATATAAAGGAAAGCCAGTCAATTCAGTGATTGAAGTTGCTCTAGATGCGATAAACGAGCTTGAATTGGAGATTCAAAGGCTAAATTACATTATCCGACAAAAAAACAAGCTACGTTAACCGCCTTTAGGCGGTTTTTTTATAACTGCAATTAGGTGTAGCTAAATGACGAACAAAATCTATTTGAGCTTTAACCGTCTTTATACTTTGAAAGATGGCGATTATCACGGTGCAACACTGACTTATCGGATTAAGCACGGCGATGACCTACTGGCGGAAGGTGAAATTAATGGGAAATCACTTTCACCTTTTATCAGGCCGATCGAAATCGAAGAAACAGAAATCACCCGGCCCCTGACAGTTGAGTACGTCTGTACTGGCAATGTGGAAAATGTATCAGCTTTCTCAACGATGTCGGACCCAGGATTTCGAATTGACCAAAGCGGCAAGGTATTCATCAATAATGCTCATATTTCCCAATCCATTATTAGTAATGCGCTGACTACCACGGGCGATGCCTGCGAGAGCAACGAAGAAAAGCGCATTAAAAAGTTGGTGATTGATAACGTTACCGAACAAATCACCAAAATGCTGCAACCAGGTGGACTTCTTTCTCGTAGATAAGCGGGGTAATTATGCAGGTCACTATTGATGGTGTCCCGTATGCGCCTGTGCGCAATTCTGGCGCTCAGATTGGAATCGCTATCACCACCCATAATAGACCCGCTGTTCTGGCAAAAACGATTGAGCAGCACCTGAAGCATTTACCGGCTGGCGCCAAGTTGATTGTGATAGATGATGGTTCCGCACCAGCAGCCACAGCAGACGGTATCGAAATAATCAGGAATGAGAAATCACTCGGGATAGTGGCTTCGAAGAACCGGAGCCTTGAAGCGCTGATTGATGCTGGCTGTGAGCACCTTTTCCTGTGGGACGATGATGCCTATCCGATCAGCGATAACTGGCACGTTCCATATATCGAATCGCCTGAGCCGCATCTGGCTTACCAATTTCTCGATCTGGCTGGCGCGCAGAAGCTGAAAGATATGACCGTACTTTATCGGGATGATCAGCATGTTGCTTACACCGGCCAGCGTGGCGTGATGCTGTATTACCACCGCAGCGCGATTGAGAAGGTCGGCGGCTTTGACCCGGTTTATGGTCGTGGCATGTACGAACATCCCGATCTGGCGCTGCGCATCCATAACGCTGGCCTATCTACGTGGGCATTCGCTGATGTGACTGGTTCGGAAAAGCTGATCCATTCACTTGATGAGCACATGACGGTCGAGCGTTCTGTTCCTCGGCCTAACCGTGAGGCGCTGGTAAAGCGCAACGTCGGGATTTACAACGGCAGGCGTGATGCTGGCTATACCGGCTTTGCCCCGTATCGGCGTGAGCGTGACGTGGTCATTACGACCCTGCTGACCAGCCAGCCAGATCCCCAGCGTGCAGCTGCAATGAAGCCTGATGAATCAGTTCTTTCTGCCTGGTCGTCTTCGATTCGCGGCGCTGACGCAGTGGTGCTGGCTGACCAGCTCAGTGTTACACCTGCTGGCGCTTCTCTGGTTATGGTGCCTGCGGTTCAGATGAGCCCGTACTTTGCCCGCTGGGTTCACATCTATCAGTACCTCAGAGCGCATCCTGAATACCGGTTAGTGTGGTGTACGGATGGTACTGACGTCGAGATGCTGCGTGAGCCTTGGGCTGAGATGGCTCCCGGCAAGATATACGTTGGCTCTGAGCATAAGACTTACGCTGACGGCTGGATGAAGGCCAATCACCACGGGCGCGCATACAGTGAATTCATTGACCATCACCGCGATGACCCACTGCTTAACGCCGGTCTCCTCGGCGGCTCGCGCGCTGACGTGATGGAGTTCGCACACCGGATCGTCAGGCTGCATTACCGCATTGAGAGCCAGCGGTTCTGGAAGATGGAAACAGCGCCAGCGACCGCGGTTGATATGGGAGCGTTTGGCATAGCTGCAAAGTCATTCGGTGACCGTGTTGTTACCGGACCAAAGGTACATACCATTTTTAAATCTGATGGTATCGGTAAAGATTTCGCTTACTGGAAACATAAATAGCAGTTGATCTTAAGGCAGGGGGAATATCGTGAAAGTAGAAATTTCAGAAGGTGGTTCGGTTGTTTGGATGCGCGACAGCGTAAACGCTGAGGGTATTTTGTCGACAGGATATATAAAGGACGGCACACAGCAGAAAATCATTGCCGCCCTTGAGGAGGCGCTTTTTCAGGCCAAAGGTCAGTTAGCTCTAACCAATGATGTTGATTGAGTAGTTAATGTTTGCTCTATGTCCAGGTGGCAAGGCTAAAACTATGTTCCAGTTTCCGGAATGAGGCGGGGCAATATTAGCAGGGAAGTGCGTGTAAAATCCGCCATAAACTTTTGCGCTTTCTCCCCGTTTGTATTTGCTGTAATTGGTGTCGTCCATCACCAAAACATTAATCTGGTGGGAGCACTGCACAGACACCACCTTTCCTGACTCGATATATTCACGGCTATGTATATGGCTCACGTATTGTCCTTTCATCAGAGGTAATCAACCGTCCCTCATCACTGTGTGCGCCTATGCTCCAAACATAGGCGGGTTGAACCCATACAATAAACAAGGTTTATAAATGTGCGAAGAAATAAAGTTTGTTGTTGTGGGACATCACAAACGCCGCGACACAGGGATGCATCTATCCGATTTGCTGGGTGCATTACTGCTGATTGATGAAGGTGACCACGGCGCGAATTGGAATCACCGGCGCGCTATCGAGTGGGCCAGCAAGCAGGAATGCCGCGTGGTGATACTTGAGGATGATGCGCTTTTGTTGCCTGGCTTCGCTGCTTCAGTTCGTGAATGGGTGAACCGTTTTCCCGATAACCTCGTCAGTTTCTATCTGGGCACCGGCCGCCCGCCACAGTATCAGCAGCAGATAGCAGCCAGCCTGATTGATGCCGATAAGCGCCGCGGCGATTACATCACGCTGGACCGCCTGATTCATGGCGTGTGCTACAGCCCGCCAGTCAGCGGACTAACCCGCATCCTGCAAAACTGGAATCGCGCAAAGGCAGCTGACTATGCAGTCGGTGATGCTCTGGGTGGAAAGGTCATCTACCCGTGCTACTCACTGGTGGATCATGCTGATGGCGAGACAGTTGAACAGCATCCGGACAACCAGCCAAGAAACGAGCGCTGCCGAGCCTGGCGACTTGCAAGAGGTACAGGATGGCAAAGCTAACGACACTCAAGCCCCGGTTGCTGGCAGTCACAACACAACGATTGAAGCCAATGGTTATCGCTGACAGTCGCATCACGGGCTGGAAGTTGCAGGAACGTAGAAAACGAATGTGGGCTGCTAGTCCCTGCTGTGCAGAATGCGGTCGCCTGACTGAATACCCGCATGGGTTTGAACTTGATCACATCGTATCGCTCTATCAGGGTGGCCCTGATACCGATGATAACTGTCAGATCCTCTGTAACGGCGAAGACGGCTGTCACCGGAAGAAGACGCGGGACGACATGAAGGGCAGGTGAGCCCGTTCGAGAGGGGTGGGGGGGGAGGGAAAGTTTTAACCCCTCTCGCCTGCGAAACCGCGCTCCCTCTCACGCGCAGAAAATTTCCCCCTTTGGAGGGTGTAAACATGTTAACAGCGCAGAAGCGAAAATTCGCCATTGCGCTGGTTTCCGGTATGTCACAAAAAGACGCGGCAATTAAAGCTGGATAT